ATCATCTACACCAAGTGGTGCACCGGGTAATACTATTACTCTTCAACCAGCAGGTTCTGGTGTTACTACTAATCAAAGACTATTAGTATACCCAACAGCAGCCGATGGTGATCACATTCACATGACTAGTGGTAATCTATATGAAACTGAATTGTTCTTAGGTAGTGATAATTTATATGTTAAGTTATCAAATACAGGTAATGTTGTTGTCAACAGTAATGATGGTGCTGGCAATAGTGCTACATGGACATTTGATACTACTGGTAATTTAAATGTCCCTGGTAATATTGTAGGTCCAGCAAGTGCTAACTTTACTATCTATGCTAATGCAGGTGTACATGAGTTTACATTTGGTGATGATGGTACATTCTATGCCCCAGACAATGTTGTATTAGGCGGAACAAGTGTAACAATTGGACCAGGAGCTAACTCACTAACTGGATTTGGAAACGCTGTACTAGTAGCAAGTAGCAATAGTGAAGCATATGTTCAAGCAGTTATCAATAATGTTTCAGATGTTGGTAGTGCTGACTGGGTAGCATACGGACATCATGGAACTGATGAAGGTGGATGGGCAGATGTAGGCTTTACAAGTTCAGGCTTTAATGATGCCAATTATTCTATAACTAAACCAGGCAGTGGATATGTATTTGCTCATGGGTTTAGTCCGTCTCAACCTACAGCAGCAGGTGATGGTAGTTTAGTATTAGCGACCGGTGAACAAGGTAATGTAAAAGATATTATATTTGCTACTGGTGGATTCTTAGAAGCAAATGAGTTTATGAGAATTAGTGATAGTAATAATGCATTACAGTTAACAAAACAAGGTGTAACTCTTGGTGATTATCCTAATGCTGGACCAGCTGCAAATACTGCTGCATTATCTGGCGCACAAGTTTATCTAAGTAGTACTGATGGAAATGCTTGGGTTGGTGTTGAAAATGGTACGCCAACGATTGGAAGTACTCTAACTACAGTTTGGTCATTTAGTGCAAATGGTGTCATAACTAATCCAGTAATACCATATGCTAACTTACCGGCACCAACTACTCCTGGATTAAGAGCATTTATCAATGATTCAAACTTAGCGCCAGGTGGTAATTTTGGCGTTGAAATAAGTGGTGGTGGCGGGAATTATGTACCAGTCTTTAGTGACGGTGCTAATTGGTGCATAGGTTAATATGAAACAAGACCCAAGTACAATAGTTGATATTGAACAGGATCCAGGACTACATCGTAGACCTATAGTTCAGAAAGTAACTAAAGCACTATTCAGTATCCCTAAATATCATTGGGTCAAAGATAAAATAGATAGTAGAGATCATCCATATCAATTAACCAACACTGAACAATCTAATATTGTAGACTTAAGACAATACTGTTCAACAATTGAGAATCAAGGTAATCTTGGTAGCTGCACTGGTAACGCAATAGCAGGTGCAATAGAATTACTACACAAAAGACAAAATAGGACACTTGACATAAGCCGCTTGTTCATCTATTACTATGAAAGATTGTTCATTGGTAAAGTGAATTATGATAGTGGTGCATATATACGTGATGGTATAAAAGCATGTTATACATATGGTGCTCCAACAGAAAACTTATGGCCATATAATATCAGTAAGTTTAGAACTGCTCCATCAAAAATAGCATTGACTGATGCAGCAAAAAGAAAAGTTACATCATATCAAAGAGCAACAGACTTTAATCAAGTAATAGATGCTATCACTAGTGGATATCCAGTTACAATTGGGTTTAGTGTATACTCAAGTTTTGATAGTCCTATAGTAGCAAGAACAGGTATAATGTCATATCCTGATACTAAAAAAGAAAGATTACTAGGCGGACATGCTGTATTATTAGTTGGCTACAACAAAAACAATAACACATTCATAGCTAGAAACAGTTGGGGGACAAATTGGGGTGACAACGGTTACTTCTATATGCCATTTCAAGTGATACAAAACACTAGTATGAGTAGTGACTTCTGGGTTATAAAATCAATTAGCAACCCTTAACAGATAAATATATAGATATAAAGGAACAACATCATGTCAGCACCATTTTCAATAGGGCCGGGAATAGATATCGGCGGCGGGATAAAAGTTGGTCCTAATACATCATTAACAACTACACCTGCCCAGTCATACTCTGCCGGAGCAAGTATGAGTACGTTTAGAGTATTAAACCGAGGTGGTAACTGGGATGAATTTTTTGCAAACTGGACTAACGGTACTTGGTCATGCGATCAATTTCCAGGATCAGTAGTTGTCAATATGACAAATCCAGGTGATGATAGTCCTATTATCACAATCACAGGCGGCACATTTGTTCTAAATAGTTTTTACGATTTTACAGGATTAATTTAATTATGTCAGCACCATTTTCAATAGGACCAGGAATTACAATTGGAGAAGGAATTGAGATTGGAATTCCTCCGGAATTAATGTTGAGTTTAGATGCCGCTGGGTATACAAGCGGACCGTGGGTAGATAGTGTTTCAAGTCGTTCATTTACATTATACGGCGGAGTAACATATAGTGCTAGCAACGGCGGCACTCTATCATTTGACCCAGTATCAGAACAATATGCTCAATGTACTTCAAGTTTAGCTGATTTAAGTACATGGTCAGTTGAAGTATGGCATTACTATACTGACACAAATACAGGAGAAAGACCTTGTATTATTACTGAAATATACCCGGGTGTCACTGGGCAACTTAATTACTTCTTGGGAAGTTTAACTACCAACAGTCCAGATTTACAATCAGGATACTTCAATGGTGGATTTCAAACAACCCCAACAGGATATACATTAACAGCAGGTAACTGGTATCAGATCGTAGGAACATATGATGGTTCAAATGTAAAACTATATGTCAATAACACATTAGTTGGACAAGCTACAGCATCCGGCAGTCAACCAATATCTAGTCAAGGTGGTATCAATATAATGCGCCGTTGGGACAATCCAGAATACTGGGGCGGTAAGTTAGGCATAGTTAATGTATACAAAGGTTCATTAAGTGCTGGATTAATTAATTCTAGTTGGAACGCAAACAAAGCACGATTCGGGCTATAATTATTTTTCGGCAACACAAGGCCTAGATTAAATATCTAAATGAATAACAAATTTAGATTCCATATACTAGGTTTACCGCATACGGTTACAAGCAAAGAATACAATGCGTGTGCTTACACGCAGAAGGTTGTCAAATTTGGCAAGATGATGAAGGCCCGTGGCCATACAATCATTCACTATGGACATGAAGATAGCGATTTAGAATGCGATGAACATGTCACAGTAATCACCAATGAAGATTGGGAGATCGCATATGGTGATTATGATTGGCGTAAAAACTTCTTCAAGTTCAGCACAGACGACCATGCTTATCAAACATTCTATGCGAATGCTATCAGAGAAGTTGGTAAACGCAAACAAAAGAATGACTTCATATTACCCTTCTGGGGTAGTGGTGTAAGACCAATCTGTGATGCACATCCAGATATGATTACCGTAGAACCAGGCATTGGTTACGCAGGTGGACATTGGGCACGTTGGAAGATATTTGAAAGTTATGCTATATATCACGCTTACTATGGGCTAGATGCAGTTGGTACTTGCAAATCAGATTGGTATGATGCTGTTATTCCAAACTACTTTGATCCAGATGACTTTGACTTCAAAGAAGAAAAACAAGATTACTTCTTGTTCTTAGGACGAGTATATAATGGCAAAGGTATTCATGTAGCAATACAAGCAACAGAAGCGATTGGTGCTAAACTAATCATTGCAGGACAGAATCCAGAGAATTTGGAATTTCCTCCTCACGTAGAGTTTGCAGGTTATGCTGATGTAGCTAAACGCAAAGAGTTAATGAGTAACGCTAAGGGAGCATTCGTTCCAAGTATGTATATTGAACCGTTCGGCGGCGTACAAATTGAAATGTTAATGAGTGGTACACCTACAATCACAACTGACTGGGGTAGTTTCACAGAGAATAACATTCACGGATACACTGGCTATCGTTGTCATACGTTTGACCACTTTGTGTGGGCAGCAAAAAACATTCATAACATTGATCCAAAGAATTGCAGAAAGTTTGCTGAAAACTTTACACTAGAACGTGTTGCACCCATGTATGAAGAATACTTTCAAATGGTATTAGATGTACATGAAGGTAAAGGCTGGTATCAAATGCATGAGGACAGAACAAATATGAATTGGCTAAAGAAAGACCTACCAAATCTATGAGCGACCATCACGACGACCACAAATTTGAAATAGAGTATTGGGGCGATTGCGCTAATACTTTTGACGAGGATCAAAAGCATTTTGTCTATGCTAGATTTATGGAGATACCTCAATTGCATTATTCATTTGATGCTAAAAACAAACGCATACTTGATATAGGTGGTGGACCTAGTTCTATGCTTCTTAAGTGTAAGAACTTGGCTGAAGGTAAAGTCTGCGACCCGATTGACTATCCTGAATGGACTAAACTACGCTATGCTGGGCATAACATTAGTGTTAATGTTCAACCGGGCGAAGAGGTTGATGAAGAAGGTTGGGATGAAGTTTGGATTTACAATTGCCTGCAACACGTTGAAAGTGTAGAACGAATCATTAACAATGCCAAACGTGCAGCACCTGTACTCAGACTGTTTGAATGGATTGATATTCCACCGCATGACGGACATCCTTTTGAATTGACTAAAGATATGTTAGATGGTATCATTGCATTACCGGGCTCTGGCACAGTAACATTGCGTGAATCAGGATGCTACGGCAAAGCCTACTATGGCGTATTTAAACAATGAAATGAAACCGATTAGAATTTATATTTCGTGTAACGAGTTACCGAATACTAAAGCCAGTCTGTTTCATATCATCAGCAAACTAAAAGCCAGCAATCTACATAACGAGAAAATAATCATCGTCCATTCTGTTGATTGGACACCGTATGATTTCTTAGATGGACTAGACATTGAATATGTCAATAGTGGCTTCACTGCATCACACTATGAATTCCCTACGATAAGAAAGTTTTGGCAAGATAGTAACGAATCAGATTTCTATGGGTTATATCTACATTGCAAAGGCTCTAGCAAAACAGATACACTAGAATTTGAAAATGGCTTGCGCTGGGCAACATTAATGATGTATGGTGTTATAGATAATAGCAATACTTGTTTATATCATTTAAATCAAGGAGCCGATCTTGTCGGTTCTATGTGGCATTGGCACTTTAAGGGCAATTTCTATTGGTTCAATTCAATGTATGTTAAGCAGATAAACGACCCATACTTGTTTGATTTAGATTACAGAAACAATTGTGAATTCTGGGCTGCATACAGTTATTGGTGGGGTAGATATGAGTTACCAAAAATAAAAAATCTATTCTATCTACCTAGTCTAAGTAAAGACAGTGAGTTTATAAACATAGACACATTGCCCTCATTGTTTCAAAAGAAAGTTATAGCAAGTAATTTTAATGACTATCTATTAACACAGGAATACTTTGCGTTTGATGTTATATCATTAACTAATGATGAATACAATCAGTACAGAAATATACTTAAGAAGTTTTTAAACTATGATGGAATAGTGATAAACACGGACACTCGGCAAATAATTAATTACGACTCAATATGAAAAAAATAGTATTTTACATGGAGCCTACTTGGGCATTTGGAACAATTCACTATGAATTGTGTAAGTATCTTTGGGGCTATGGATTTGATTGTCAACTACTACCCTGGAATCAAAGCTACAGTTTACCGGAGATGCAGGAGTTAATTGATACTACTGACTTGTTTGTTACCACTCCGCATGGATGGAGGTTGTTAGGGTACAGTTATAAAATTGTTGATCCAAAGCAATGTGTAATTATCAGTCATTCAAAATTAGATATGGATGAACTAATAGAGATGCACGGGCATGATGACTTCTATAAGTTTCACAAGTACGGTGCCGTTAGTGAATGGTTAAGTCAAGTTAGTACACAGTTAGGTATTACTAGACCTGCAACTGTTACTCCATTGGGAATTAACACTAACAGTTTTTATAGTAAGCCAAACGATTCATTGCGTACAGTCGGCTGTATGAATTTAGGTCAAGTGGGTGTTCATCAAAAGATTAAGCGTCCATGGTTGTTAGAGATTGCTACACAACGAGCAGGGTTGAATATTAAAGCAGCAGCAGCATATCATCATTCATTCATAACAATGCCGGGCTTTTATAAAAGTGTAGATGCAGTACTAATTGCTAGTACAGAAGAAGGAGCAGGCTTACCTTTGTTAGAAGCAGGTGCTGCTGGTAAATTAGTTATCAGTACCCCAGTTGGACACTACCATAGAGTTGGAAATGTCGGTGCTAATTTTGTTCCAATTGCAGAGGATGAGTTTATAGAAAAGACAGTAGAGATATTGAGTTACTATAAAGCAAATCCGGAACAATATCGTCAACGATGTTTAGAGATACAACACCATGCTCAATCATACGATTGGAAATATGTGATTGATAAATGGATTGAAATATTAAGTTAATAAAAAAGCCCCTTTCGGGGCCTTTTTATGTTTTCAGTTTCATTAACATATAGTCAGTGTATTTTGACATACACATTGCGGGAATCTCCAAGAACGGATCCTCTAGGTGAAAGGGGCAAGCCGTTTTCCAAGTATTGTGTTCTTTGAAATATTTTAGTTCCTTCAAATCTTCAACCTTAGCCGGGTCAAAGTTACGACGGGGATTGAACTTATTGGCAAATGTGTTTAGTACTGACATATATTATTCCTTTGATTAAATTAAGTAAGGGGTTGTATCAAAATTAAATTCAGACATTAAATCTAAATTATTGTTATGCCATCCAATCAATTCATTATGAAAACTATTTGAATTAATAGAAAACATTTCTTCTAAATAACCTTTGACAAACAAGTTGCTATATCTAATTAAATTTCCTTTATCAATTATAACTTGATTTAAATCAACGTATTCATTATATGAATGTAGTTGGGCATATTTTTTATATACTTCTATTGGGGTAGAGTTAAAAATTTCGTTATACGTAAGTGTATTATCTAAATCCATTCCCCAAGCAATGATAGACGTTTGAATTCCTGTAATTGTTTTAACATTATTCTGTATAGCCCAGTTCATTCCATTCTTTATATTGTTATATCTTTTGCTATCATTTGCACTTCCGTCTAAATGAACAGTAAATATTTTTTGAACGTCATCTAATGAATTTATATGATGCTCGGTATTTAATACTTTGATGAATAACAATATTCCTGCATAGTTGTGCCATACTTCATTATCTGCTAATACCCAATATGAATTATTCACATTAAAGTAAGGATTAGTTGTCATATGACAGCGAATCAAAAGTGGGGCTGTATCAGAATTCAAAAAGTTTACAGCTTCTTCCGTTATGTGTTTAACGTTTTCGTTTCTATTACGAAATTGTGTTAGGAGCTCCGTAATCAAATCAGACTGGGTGAGAGAATTTGATCTAGCCCTAGATAAAGATTCAAAAAAGTTTGGTAAATGTATATGGGTTCTGTTAACATCTTTTGCTAATTTTTTACTAGCAATCTTTCTAAATTTTGGAGAATATTTAGAAATCAAATAAGATAAAAATTCACCACCACTACCACCGCGATATATTAAATAATACAGTGGATAGTCATCTAACACTCTTTTAATTAAATCCTCATCACCCATACGATTTTAATTACGTTCCATTGCAGCGGCTTCAGCGATTACAGCATAGACTTGATCCAATGTTTGGCACATAACCTTTGCAGTTTTCCAATCGTTGTCAGAGTCCTGACCGGACACTTCAACCATGTAGCCATTGTCATACATATTGACAGTTAGGCTATCACTACATTTTGCGAGTTTATCAGCGAGTTTCATACTATTCCTTTGTTAAGAGTAGGGGCATATAGCCCCTCTTTGTTTACTGTGCCGTAACACCAGCTTCAGCGAGAACTTGCTCTACTGAAACGTTCTTCTTAGCACGAGCCTTGATAGCATCAATGCTAGGCTTAGTCTTTGCGACCTTAACCTTTACAGTACCCTTGTTTGCTTCCTTGAGTTTGTCAGCAAGAGTATCCGCGATAGTTGCCTGATCGCCGGGAGATGCAAACATCTCAAGTGTAGCGATATGCTGAAGTGCCTCTACCTTAGTCATTTCACTAGGCAACTCTACCAAGTCAATACGACTTGCTCCGCCCTTAGTGAACTGCTTGATACGGCGAACCATATCATCAGTGAAACGAACTTTAGTATTACCGTTGTGAGTAGTAAGACCAGCGACTTTGAAAGTTTGATTAGCCATTTTGTTTCCTTTAAGATAAGCTAAGTTTTAAAAATGTGCCGATATCACTCAGCACTGTTATAATGATAACACAGATTGGCATTATTGTCAACCATAATGTTACCCATTATTCTTACAGTCCTGTAATATCTACAGTAACTTCCTTGTGACCAGTTTTGCTTTGGATGAACTTCATTCCAACCCGACCAAGGATTGCGTCTTTGATAATTGGTGTCATGTCATGACCAACACCATCACGCTTGGATGCGGGTTCAAGAAATTTACCAATGAATGGGCGGGTGATTGTCTTAACTTCACCGGTTGCAAGTTTAGATTGAATCAATAGCAAACCGTTTTCTACGATAGCAGTTTCCAGTTTACGTTGATATTTTGCTTTAGACATTTTGTTTCCTTTAAGAAAGTTTAAAATTAAATTATAACACCAAAATAGTTTATTGTCAACTATTATTTGCCCGAAAGAGCAAATTTTCCTAGGACACTTTGTGCAGTTGAAAGGTCCTCAACCTCATCATGAAATTCGGCAATTGCCAAATTCAATTGTGTTCCAACATTACGCACAACACGGCGAACATATTCCGATTCCTCAGGGCCAAGCATAGCAAAATACTTTTTCAATTGATCCTCAGACAATGATGACAAGAATTCAAAAAACAATAGTTGTTCAGCATCAATATTCATATTAAGCCTCAACAGTGTAGTGTTTGTCCCACTTGCCTACGTTAACGTCAACATACCAGCCTACGTTAAAGTAGTCGGATTGAATGTCAGAGTGGTCATGATTACCATCATTCATAGCAGCAAACACTTCCTTCATAAAAGCAAGGGCTACACCGTCATAATGATTTTGGAAATGATAGGGGTTAACATCATCATAGCCGTTAGTGTTGGGAGTAAAACCACGAGCCACTTGATAGAAATCATTACCGCAAACTTTATTAGAATTAGCGATAAAGTCAATAGCGCCCGACTTCAAGGTCAAACACAGGGTCATGTGATTACGTACAGACAACGAACCTTTGACTTTGTACTTAGCAAGAATAGCCTTGATTTTAGGGGCGATTTTTGCTTTCTTTTCCTGAGACATATAAGCCATTTGAGAACTCCTGTAATTAACTGATTAAGACTCTATTATATACCCAAAACCATTTAATGTCAACCTAAACTTCCACTAGTTGACCATTACGAACGAAGGACACGTACTCTACCTGACCCAGTACGTCTACCTTCTCGCCCAGTTCGGACTCTACGTAGCCTATTTCATCATAATACCACTTACCCTCACGCACACATTTTAGCACGTCCTCTACGGATCCGAACACACCTAATAGGTCCGATCCCTCATAGTCTACGAACCCTAATAACGAATACACTTTCATTTTCTTCACCTATTGTTTAACTGATTAAGACTATATTATATACCCAAAACCATTTAATGTCAACCGTCAGGATCAGGAATTTACTGTATTGAACGGGCTTAATTCTTCCATATCCTGCTCATATTCCAGAATATCATAGACAAAGTGCAAGGGAATTCCCAGTCGCACAGAGATTGACACCGGGTTATAGCCCTCTTCCAACATATCACGGATGCTCAGATCCAATTCAGCCATTTTGCTCATTTTGAATTGCTCACGGTTGTTTTAAACAAGATTCCAGACAAGACCGAAATACCCCATGCTTGAACCCAAGACACTTCGTTGACACCGACAACGGCTCCAACCAGTGCGTTATTCCAGAGCCACATCACGGGCCAACTCAATAGAAAACTAAGAAATACAATACCAACAATACCTACGATTGCGGCACCTACTACAACAAAAACTTTATCCATGATTTACTCCTTAAGCGGCAGACAACATGTTAGCTGGGACACGCCATGTGTTCAACGGACCAGTCTTAACGATAACAAATTTGCGATTGATTTTTTGTACATCACCTGTGATTTCCACACCGTTGCGGCTGTTAGTGAATTTCACTTTAGTACCGACAGTCAGGGTGTACTTGTTTTTCTGTGCGATTTGGGCACGAGCAAAACGAATTGCATCGGTGATGCTAGTCAGTTGGTCATTGGTAAAGTTACCTGCTAGAATAGCGCGGTTGATTTCAGAAATGTCAGTCATAAAAACTCCTTTAGTTAACTGATTAAGACTCTATTATAAACCCAAATCCATTTAATGTCAAATTATTTTTTCAGGTCTTGCTCAATTTTATTGAGAGTTTCCAGAGATTCCAGACGGGTTAGCAAAAGACTGTAACCCAAGTAAAATATAAAACCAATAGCCCCGAGACCAATTGCGGTGCCGATTGTTTCACGCGGAACATGAGCAAAGATCCAATCAATGGACAACGAGACTCCTGCAGCAAACGCTACAAGACCAACCAACTGTAATAGTGCTTTAAGTTTAAGAGACATTTTTAATTTCCTTTTTAAGTTAATATGTGTAGTATACACCCAAGACCATTTAATGTCAAGTTTTGGGGGCGTATTTTTGTGTCAATTCTTGAACTTCCTCTACTGTGGCCAGTCCAGTACTAATCAATCTTTTCTGTTCCTGATTGATGGCATCCCGTTGAGCCATACCCTTCTTCCAAACAGAATAGTCATCACTATAGTCAAAATACCAATCATGGGATTGTAACAGTTTTTCCAAAATAACGAGTGGTTCGTTCATATCAAAACTCCTGTTTAGAATGCTTGGGTTTACGTTTGTACAATACTTTAGACTGTACAATTTTTTGCTTGAACGGAGTGTTGTTTTGAAACAACACAAGGTGAGCCCTGTGTTTGGGCTGTTCAATTTTGAAAGAGAGAATTTGCTTTTTCATAGTCTGTAGTATAGCAGATTCTCCATTTATTGTCAACTGGTCTTTTTGTATACCACTGTAGTGTCGGAACTCTTGGAATTCATTGTCACTGTTTGATTGCTTTGCCTTTTGCTACTTATCACACTTAAAACGTCAACTTTGTCATATCCAAATTCATTATGATATTTTAAAACATCAACGTTCATATCACGGTTCTTGACTTTACCTACATTCCAACAACTAGTTCCGTTGTCTTTTAAATGTTCAATACCCAACTTGATTACCTCACGCAAGAAACCATCGGCCCAATCTTGGTAAGTTGGTGTATTGGTTATTGATTGGGTTTGTTCATGTGTATAAACTTCTAAATCAAAGTAAGGAGGGCTTGTCAATACTAAATCTACTTTAGGTAAATTGTATTGTTTCATATTACGGGCATCATCACATATCAATGTAACTTTATTTTGTATACCTAAAAAATTAGCCATACTCATTAGATTGTTATATGTAGTAGTGTTAGGTTCAAACGCAATATATTGTGCTCCATAACTTACTGCACCTAACATACGTCCTCCCCAACCAGCACACGGATCAAGTACAATTTCAGGTTTGTACTTTAGACAAGCTAGCTTCATCATCTGTGGACGATACATTGTGTTCTTTGTCAAACCACAGCAAAAGTAAATCCCACGTTTCAATTCGCTAAGGTAGGGTGTGCTATGTGATTTACGATTCCAGCGTAATATCTTTTCTAAGTTAGGTGGAGTCCAAAGACTTTTAAAACTAGTACCCGTACTACTTTCAATATCAAAAAAGTTAGGGCAATAGTGTTCACTTAGTTTCATGCCCATACGTGATGTAGAACTAATGTCGTTACCATTATTAGTCCATTTACAGAGATTAGCCCAGTCTTTATTTAATTCAGCAGGAGTATATTGTGGGTAGTAATTTGTTTGAGATAACTCTATTGCCAAGTTAGGCACAGCGGCATCAAAATCTATATCAGATAGATTTCGTGTTGAGAACCGTTTATTTAAAACATCAACTAGTTTTATCATTAATACGTGATTCTAACATAATTTTGTGCGGGTTAGAAAGACATTTCATTTCATCTACTACATTTTTATTATAGTAATGGATACGTAATTCATCTGAATTATAGTCTTTATAATTGAAATGACATACAACTCTTTTTCCCAATTTAGCACTAGTTATTGGCTTTTTTAATTTTTCAATAATAACTGACATTGGAAATTCTACAACATAGACTAGATGAGATTGGTAAAATAAACTGTTAACAATATCATAGTCTTTTTTCTTTTCTAGAAGTTCCAATGTCATATCATTGAAGTTCCCGCTATTACCTAACTTACCGTCATGAAGGAATCTAGGCTTTACTTCTTTCTGACGACCTGTTTTAGTATCTACCCCGTCAGCCCCGTGTTTTTCTTGATAGGGTTGGTAACCCAAATAATGTAGAGTTACTTGTTCACGTACAGTTGAGGAATTGTTATCAGTTGCAAATGTTAAAAACAGATTTTTGTAATCGTCATCTTTAGCATCTAATGCTTTAGTGTTGCCTAAAAAATACTGGGTTGCTAAATCTAAGTTTTTGTTTGACAGGTTCATAATATATTTAGATAGAAAATTCTACACGAGTAACACTTTTTGTAGTAAAGCTACGCCAATCTTTTAAATCATTATCAAACACTCTAATAGAGGTTGTTGATTCCTTGCGTGGTTCTTTGCCTTCAGCTAAGGGCTTTGCTTCGGGCAATAGTTCTGGCTTTAGTGTGCAATTCATTACACGTTCAGTGCCATCCTTCTTGGTGAAGGTGATTGTCATATTCTCATTTATCTTTAGCATACCATTCAACCATTTGGTAAACTTATCCCAATCTTTTTCTGTCCAATCTTTAGTTGGATGATAGGGTGTTGCTAGTGCTTCAAGTGTTTCCATTTTGTTCTTCCCATGTAGTGAAAAATGTTTTTACTTTATCTTTGTTTTTCCAACCCGAACAATAATCATTGTCCTTGTCACACAAGGCAAGTGCTTCTTCTTTGGTAACAACACGATGTGAAACTATTTGTTCACCTAGATGTTCTTGACTAAACTCTTTGGCTTCTTCCAATGTTACTGTATCTAATGCCCATTCAGCCTTATCATTACCATGTTCATCAATACCAACTGGAACTTCAACCATGTATCGTGTGCGGAAAGTGCTGACAGCTTCAACTAACACCCATTGTTTCTCCTCGGATGCTTTCTTACTAAGACTGTATGACCCGTCTTTATTATCTTTCCATTTCAGTATATCACCAATTTCAAATCCTTGTGATTTCATTAGTTCATCAGGCAATGGTAGAATCAAATCACCAGTCTCTGGATCTTCTTGTAATGTTGCGACCCAAGAGTTATCACCTGTCTTGACCCAACCTGGTTCAAGTTCACTTGGTTCAATTACAGATTGTTTTTTCTTTCCCATGATATTTCCTTAATTAATTAACATACGAACAAGACCAATACTATCAATGGTCACTAACAAAATATAGTTGGCTATCATACCAAATGACTTGCGACTATAACTAGCCCAAGCATACATAGCGCAACCACTGATCCATATAGGATAAAGAATGAGAAGGGGTGGCTGTGGTACCGTGAGCGCCATTGTGACCGAACACCCGACACTAATAGCCCAAGCCGCAACTTCAACGACAAAACGAAAAGGGTTTGTTGTATAGTCATCTTTAATGTAATTATAAATGTTAAGCAATATTAAATTCATCAACCATCAATCTGCAATGTATTTTCAGGATAGATAACATGTAGCAATACTTCCTCAACCATTTGATTCAATGTGATATCACGCTTATGTGCTTCCATTGCTAACTTCAACATAGTATCATTATCTAAATCAATTGGTACTTGAATGCGAGTATCAAACTTTTCACCATTAAACATAGCCGTTGCCTTTTCAATGAAATCTTCTTCTGTTTCCAAGTCAACCCACTTTACATCATCCCATGCTTCACTAGGATCAATACCACGACTGGTTGCTTCTTGTTTGTATGCTTCCTGATGTTCTGGATTAATGTAACGATAGGGCTTTGGTTCAACATCCCAAGAACCAACCACTGGGCTAACACTCACTTCATACACTGTTTGTGTGTCAGTATCAAATACTACATATCCACACGCATATTCGCTGGTGTAGTCAATACTACGAACATTGTCTCCATAGCAATGCCAAAGATATTCACTACCATCGGTGATTCTATGTTGAAAGATATTGTTTACTTGTTCAAGATTCATGTTATAGCTCCAGTTAAGATATGTTATTGTACACTAAGTTTGGTATATAGTCAATTGAATTGGGTATCATTCATAGTTTAAGCAATGCCCACATTGTTGTCTTTTCTAAATCATTTAGAAATTCTGGATAAACTTGTTTCAGTTCATAATCCATGAGTGTTTTATACCCTTTTTCTTTTTTTGATGTAACCAATTTATCTAGGTCCCAACCTTCACGATCCATCTTGGTTTGAAGTTTATGTCCACGGCGTCCCCAAAAGATTAATACTTTAGGACGGGGGTTGGTTCTGTCTTCCATATAGATAGCACCCCAAACTTTGTCTGCACCATCACTATTATTCCAGCCAATGAATTTGTAGTCAATCATTGTTCAACTTCCTCTATCGGTTGATCAGGGATGTTTTCTGTATCACCGTCTTTAGCAAAAGTAAATCCTAAACCTAACATTATTTCAGTCACTGCTGGTGTGCAGTTACCACGGAAGATAAAAATTCTACGGGTTAGATTGTCTTTAGAGTAATAGATCCTATAAGACACTCGGGGTACATTTAATTTTTCTGACAGTAGAGGCTGCGATATCTCATCACCCCAATCTTCGGTAATAGATTCCCGTTGTTGTTCATACATAAAATCTTTCATCATTCTTCAACTCCATATTCTGCTTTCAACTCGTCCAAAGCCTTACGAATCTTCTCAGCAACAGGGCGGTACTTGGCAGGGTGAATAGGGTGATAGGTGTATTCCATACCCGCCCATGTCTTGCTACCTGTCAATAGTTTATCAACCTCTGCTAGAATTTGAAATCTAGGATCAGCCCACATCTTGATTACATTATCAGGTACGATTGGTGTGTTCATTCTGTAACTCCGAAATGTGATTCTAATCTGCTGACAATATCAGTGGCCACAACATCAGCATCCCATTCATTCTTAAAAATTATGGATGGATGGTTCTGACATATTTTCATACATTCCCGAACAATCAACTCAGCGAACTTTTCCAATTCTTCTGAAAAATTGTCATCAGAATCGCCGGCCCACTCTTTAAGTTTAGGTGTTAGAAGTTCTTTAATTCGTTCGTTCATAATCTTTGTCACTTTTCCTTCACAATTGCCAGGGCAATAATTATTTCGGCATTTATAGCAACCACGGTCATACCGAGTGCGATAATCGTTCATCATTCAACTCCAAAATGTTCTTCCAAATCCATCTCTGCCATGCTCATTGCTTCGTCTACATTATACCCATCATCAATTGCTTGGTCCTTGCGTTTAGCAACAATGCTAACACATTCTCTCACAATCAACTCGGCGAACTTTTCAGCATTGAGCAGCCGAATCTTTGTATCTGGGTCAGCCATATTAGGCACCCATTCCATAGCCTGTTCTTTAAGTTCTTTAATTCGTTCGTTCATAGTCCAAACCTTGCTAATATATTGCCCAACCACATCATTCCTAATCCAAGACCAATGACACTGATAATCAGTATTTTGATTTCAATTCTATTCATCATTTAACCCCTATCGACATCTGGATCCTTCTCATAACAAGTTAAACATACCGCATCATGCTTTGGTCCCATACAATGATAGATAGAACCATTACAATACTTACATTGTATAAACGCATGTGTGACTATACTACCTTTTGGTGGCGCATACAAGGGATAAAACCCTTCTTCACGCTCAGTATACCCAATTAGTTCTTGTTCGTTCATCTTGACACCTGTAGTTCCGCATCTGGATTATCCCAACATGCGTTTCTATACTTGTACACAAAGTTACATAACCCATCATAACTTCCCCAGCCGTTCTCTGGATTAAATTGTTTGAAATGATCTGGGTCTGATAACAAGATATTCCAGCCTTCATCTAATAATTCTGAAATATCTTTAGCAAACTTCAACCCTTCTTGTTCATCGGGTCTCCACAATACTTGATACAATGTCATACCATTTGACAATTTTACTTCCATTGCCATCTTGCCGAGGTTGTGTGTGATATTAGCATCATAAACCTCTACCGGCTTAGTAACCATTAAATATACATCTAAACTCATTCTTCAACTCCGAAGTTTTTCTTAATCACCTTGGTTGCAATTTCTTCAAATGTGAATCCCTGCATTAAATCGCAACATTCCCTAACAATCAACTCGGCGAATTTTTCAACAAACTCTTTGGGTATTTTAATGTTGTTGATGCTACCGTTATTTGCTTCATTAAAAGCCTGTTCGGCAAGTTCTTTAGTTCGTTCGTTCATTTTTTTCTTCCTTCTTGGGCGCGGGCTGTGTAGGCTGTGCGTTCTTACGCTCACGCTTTAATTCCTTTGCTAACCTATTGAAGGCACGTTTTTCTGATAAAGGCTTCAATGCTTTAGTCATCACTTCTTTCCAATCTTAGAAACAACTTCTACCTTGCTTACTTGTAATTGATAAAGAAACCTACGATACACTCGCAATGCGGCAATACTCATTGGATCTTCTTTACCTTCAAGTTCAGCAATCTTAGATTCTAATTCTTTTTCCTTGGCGCGGTGACGCTCAATGTCAGCATTGAGACCTTTTGCTTTATCCCAAAAGTATTTCATAATGTTCTCCTTACTTAATCCCGAATGTGTTCAATTCGGGACGCAATGTGTTAATCAATTCTGTTTCACGGGCATGAGCAGGACGCTTGCCACGAACAACTTCAATAACACCGAATACAAAACGCTCGGCACCACGTTCACGCAAAGCGCAACTCAAACCCCAATTCTTACGCTCAGTCATGGCCCGTTGCATATGCTTTTGCATACGACGGCGCAATGTGCGAAACACATTACCTTTGAATGATAGTGCAGTAAGACCAATATAGTATTCTTGTGTAACTACATCTTGAATATAGTATAACACTTGATTACGATCGGTCCTACGCTTACGGGTGATTTTCAAGTTCATAAGTGTATTATATACCCAAAACCATTTAGTGTCAACCGTAAGTTTCCAGTAAGGCCGAGACGAATTCCGAGTCGCTATCCCCGAGGTCCTTATCTGTTGTAAAAACGCAACAGTCTCCGAATTCGGCCAGCATACGGCCAGCACTATCATTGTCACAAACTGCGACAACTTTGCGGTTAAGACAGGTTAACCAGTTTCCCAAGTCTTGATTGGGGTTGTTAGATAGCACGGCCAACGCACTAAATCCACGCTCAGTCAACCGGGCCGCATCAAAAACCCCTTCACATAGAAACACGACCCCGGGGCTTAAATGTAGACTTTCTACACCCCAGACTGTCTGCGTGGGCTGGTTTCGGTATGTGAAATACTTGCCCTCTTTGGGATTATTCTGTGGTTTTTTCTCGCCCAAGGGACGATATTGCTGATACCCGACTAGTTGGCCGCTCAGGTTCCACAGGTAAAATGTAGCAACACCCTCAACTTCATCAAGCACGGGCCTGTGAAGTTCCAAGTCTAAGTGACGAGATTTCAGGTGTTCTTTCAGCATACCTACAGTATACACCCAAAACCATTATTTGTCAACCGTTATTTTCGGGATTTTCCTTGGGGGATTCTGTCAGATACTCATAATTGGTAGTATCTATATTCTCACGCAAAACGATAGCCCCGTTCTTTAGATGGAATCTACGGGCCATGTTTGTCTTAGGACTCAATGTCACAAATCTAGTTACGCTAGGATATTGTGCTTGAATTCCCTTTACCGCTTGATACAGCAAATCTCTACCTTTACCACTCTTATAACTCCAAATAGTATAGAATATTGCGGTAGTAGGTACTGTTGAAGTTTTACTTAATCCTTCAACATCTTCAGGAACGAAATCATGGAAGCTAACACAAACCATTGCCTCTGGTTGTTGTTCTTCATCAGTTAATGCTGCGACAACTCTACCGTCGCTAACTCTAAAATCTTTAGGAATTTCAGGGCGAACAGGATCGTCTTTTATAAAACTTAATAATGTGTGTGAAAGGTCTGTGATAAATTGAAACATGATATTATTATTTATACGTATATTATAAAAATGTAATTAAATCCAATGCCAAGGGTCTTTGAAGAATCTAATGCTTATGGCATACCGAGGTTTGTCACTCCAGTTAAACACATTATGCAATACTTGATGATTAAATAAAACCGGTTTGGTAAGATAAAATTCATCTATCGCAGTACAGTCCTTTGTATTAATCCAACCGTAACCGTGTTTACTTCTTAGTTTGTCTTTTGTCCGAGGTTCATTACTAACCCAAAATACAGTTTGACTACTCTCGCAATTATATAAAGGAATATTCAATGCTAAAAACTCACCAACAGGACAAAGTATATCAGTATGTGCTAAGTTAGGACTAATACTAGGTGGAATTTTAACCAATGCAACTTCTTCTACCTGTTGACCCAAGATATCAGGTATTTCAACATTACGCAATGCTTGATAAAAAGCTACCTTGTTTGGTATATTTTCTAAAACAAGCTCCTGTATATACTCAACCAACCTAGGATCAAGGTCTATATACTTACAGGTGAAATGAGTGTATTTGGTCATGTTTGTCATAATGATATTTATAGTATAAAAGGCTAGAGGTAAAAATAGGATCCGAAGATCCTATTTTATGCCAACTTATCTACGTTTTGTCCCGCCCGATTCATTCTACGATTGGCCTCTATTCTCTTTTCTTCATTGTCTTTTAATCGTTCTTTGATATGCCTATCTTGCGTTAGCATCTCATTGTGACGATTATCTGCACGAACTCGGTCATGATGTTGGTGAATTTCGGCTGCTTGTAAACTTGCTCGGTTAACTGTCATGGATAGTCCTTTAAACTATTTATCACATTGCCGAGCCGTTCCCGTATACTTCACTTCGGTCTTTCATCCCAACTGTACCACCTTCTGCCTCAATTCGTTTGATAACATCTTCAAATAAGATAGGTTTAAAGTCAGTTTGCTCAACACATACACAATGATACCGTAAATCGTTTTCATTGCCATACATTACTTGTCCGGTCGTAGCGTCAACGCCCGTAGCTTTCTTTACACGATTAGAATGTAAGTGTCCATGAATGTTAACTCCGAAGCGTCCTAAGCTATCACTATGGATCGGGATATGACTTAAAATCATTCCGTTCATAACATGATATGCTCTTAACTCACGGAAGTATAATCTATACTCATCATCACGGAAGATATCGTGATTACCACGAATTAAAACCTTATCACCGTTTAAGCGAGCCATCGTTGGTAATGCTTTACGATTGATAACCACATCACCTAAGTGATATACTTTATCGGTTGGACGAACTGTGTCGTTCCAACGTTTAATCATTTCCTCATCCATTTCATGTGGATCAGTCCATGGACGAATCTTTGTTACTCCATCTGATTCTGTAAACCTACACACTCCAGCATGACCAAAGTGTGTATCACTAACTAAAAATACTGCTGGCATATTATTCTCCTTTAATCAACCATTCTGAACTTACGCCAATCTTCAATGTTTGGCTTTTCATTTTCATCGTATGTCCAACCTAATGCTTTCATCATGCGATGCTTAACTAGCAAATTAGGGCTACGAAAACGGCCTGTATCTTCAAAGCCTAGCATAACACCTACTTCACAAACTGCACCACTACGGCAAACACCTGCATAGCAATGAACAACAACATTCATACGGTTTTCTAATGCATGTTGCAATAGACGAACCAATTCGTTTGCTTGTTCCTGACTACAACGCATAGCCTCATCATCTGCATAGTCATTCAATTCAATATCCAAAAACTCAAAGTGATGTACTTCTTTGAATTTGTGTGCAGGGGTAGGACGCCAACTTGCAGGATCAGTAATGCTAATCAGCATACTATTCTCACCAGCCTCGTGATGAAATCTTTTTGGAATATCATCAGCGGCTACATTTTCAATCCAGGGCATATTACTTCCTTGTTTTACCAATACGACTTGCCTTGTTCCAAGTGTATGCTACTCCATCAGGAGTCTTGCCGTCTACTACACTATCAACGCCAAATCGTCCTACAAATTCCATTCCGTCTGGGCCACGGATAGTTACAAACTGTCCGTATGCCTTTGCTGTTTCCATTGCACTGTTTAATGACAAACAGGTAGCAAGTGGAAAACCTTCTTTTGTTATTACTTTATACACTATGCTATCATCCAATCCATATCGTCTTGTACTTCTATACTTTCACTACCGTCGTATTCTACTACACGGAATTTTTTACCTTCTTCTATCCATTCTACTTGCAAATTATTCATTCCACCTGTGTATATACCAGGATACTTCAATTCTACATAAGTAGCTAATTCATCATACTGCCCCTTCTCTACAAGTTTTACTATTGCAGGGTCGAACAATATCTCTGGGTGGTCTTGATTCCATGTGTACCATCCAGCACCAAAGTCAGGGCTGTATAGTACTGCTACTTTTCCATCTTCACTTAATTTACGCATAGACATAGTATATCACAATCACCATTATTTGTCAAGATATGGCAATGCCCGGCGAACCGAGCATTGCTTTGAATCATTGACTGTTAAGCCAAATCGTAGCGACTGTTCATCACAGCCTTAAGCATAATAGCCTCTGGGCTAAATGCATCTGGGTCTGCACCCAATACGCTAGCAGCGATTGCTGGGCTGAATCCTGACACAAGAGCGGTACCGCCCTTGTCAAACTCAACTGGAGCGTTTCCGCTAGCATTCAAGTTCCAGAAAACTACCTTAGGCAAATCGTAACCTGCTTCGGCATACTTACGTGCGATCATTTCCATTGCACTGTCATCATAGTTAACGCAAGCGTTAAATTGCATGTCGCTGAAAATCATCAAAGTTTCTGGCATTTCTGCTTGAGATACCTTGTTCTTAACAGCAGTGTCAAGGATTTGAGTGAACGCACCATGTAGGTTTGTACTCATGCCCCAATCAGAACTGACCATTTGGTCAATCTTTTGATTGATAGAACCCTTAAGGTTCAACAACTTTGGATTGTCGCTGAAAGTCAAAAAGCAGTCCTTGAACTTACCCTTGTTCTTATCAGCAAAATACAATCCCAAGCTAACTGCGATTTCTAGGCAAGTAACTGAACCCTTCTTCCCTGCAATGCAGGTCATAGAGCCACTAACGTCAACTAGAGGCAACACGCTTGAGTCACCAACATAGTTAGGCAATGCATTCCATTGTGCTTCAATAGCATCCAACTCGGTCTTAGACCAAGTTAATGCTGAACCGTATCCACTGATACGGCCCTTCAACACATCGTGCGGGAAGATTGCGTTAGCATTGATCTTCACACCTGCTTCGCCCTTAACCAACTTAGTGATGTATTCAGCATAAGTTGCACCATGACGACCGAAAGCCTTCTTGTAACGACTATGCGCCACACTTGGAACGTGACTGTAGTTGATGTTATCCCAGTCATTAGAACACATTTGTGTTTCAACAACAGAGGTCATACCAACAAGAGTCTTACGATATTGCTTTGGAGTCATACCGTAGAATTCACGAATTTCAGCCGCGATCTTGCCCTTACGTGGAGTCCACTTAGCAGCGAGTCCGTTGCTTTGACGCAAGTAGTCACCAAGCAAAGTGTAGGCCTTAGCCTTCATATCCTTAGTTTGAAAAACTAGCAAATCGTCAAAACGACCAAGTTCTGGCACCTTAGTGATAAGACGAGCAGCGTCAGCTGGGTTAGTCTTTTCCAAGTGCAACATGACTTGACGGAACAATTCACGTTCACCTGCACCACCACGAACATCACGTGCCCATTGGACGATACGCAATGCTAGGTCTGGGTTCTCAACATACGCAGCGGTAAATTGAGGGATGATGTCCTTACCACGGCTTGCACCGATGTTGTAGAACAAATCAACACATGCGTTACTGGTTGATTCACGAGCCTTCATACCATTAGTGGTACGAGCCTCTTGGTTTAGTATTGCTTCTGCGAATTGCATAGTTTCTCCTTTCTGTGTGTATTATGCAACAGGATGCTTTTTTGCTTCATTTCAAGTAAAGTTTTTAAATTTGCTGGAAGCATCCTAATATAAAAAACAGGATCGTTTTGTACTTTTTGTTTCAAGTGAGAAATCCAAACTCACCTTGATAGTCTGTGAAGTTATCTCTGACCATCATCCAGTAATTGTTAAATTGCTGAACCGATCCTTTAATCTTTCAATACGTGTATTATATAACAAAATCTCTTTGTTGTATACGTATTTTGGGTAAACAGCTATAATTTAGCTGAAATACTTACTGTATTATAGTCTTCCGGGAGGATATTATGATTATACAGTATTTCAAGTTTGTTCTCTGTGGACATATGCATCCATAAATGTTTTAATGTGTTTCCGGTTATCATTCTTGTGCTAAAGTATTTGAATGGGTCAGCGATTTCTTCAAATGCATTTGGACGAACAATGTCGCAGTTTAACCAAGGCATAGCGACAGTATTAATTCCTTGTTCGTTTGCAATTTGTAATATTGCGTTATGAGTCCCAATTTTATTTGTTTGGATAAATCTATGACTCATCAAATCGTGTACTTCACTAGATGACATAAACATCCAATCTTCAACACCCACTCTGGTTATGTTATCTTCTACTCTATCAGATATTATGTGTTTAGTAGTATACAATACCATTGGTTCCGGTGGAATATAGAAATCTTTCTTTTTTAATTGATATATTATATCAGGTCTAGTATCAAAAACTGCATCATACTTGACCTCACGTTCACGTAATTTTTTATAAGGGATGATACTATAAGTCAACCAGCCGGGTCCCAGCCATGCAGTATAAAAGTCAGGGGATATAGGCAGTGCTAATATTTTTATTGGAGTTTTATCAAAATCATTGAACAATTTTCTAAATTTATTTATGGGGTCTCCATCCGTACTCCAAGTTGACACATAGTAATCTACATTCTCTGCAAAAGAATCGTAGAAATCAAATACAACTTTGTGGGTGTATTCAAAGGTTCTAAAATGACCCCTCAACACCACTGCAATATGTTTCATCACAATAAATTATTCTTTACACAATAATCGTACATGTAATCAGCCCAATAAGCATGACCCTTTTCGTTGGGATGCATTACTATAAAAACATCTTTATCTTTTGATAAGATATAATTATGCATTGTCCCTATCTCCGGGTGATCTTTGTGCATAAATTTTATAGGATCAATACTTTCCCACAGTGTTTTATCTGCTTGAGTAATTACAGTAAATTTTTCTTTATATTCTACATCATTCCATAACTCAATCATCTTAGTATGGTGATGATAGAATGCTTGGTGCATGACATATTTGATGTTGTATTTTTTTAATAACATTTCTGTTTGCCAAATTTGAAGTATCCAACGATGTAGAAACTCACCCTCATTCCAAAAATTATCAAAGTACAGACGCATGAATTTATCAATCTCAGGGTCACGGTGCTTTTGACCCATGCTCCATGGACCAAACTCTAACCAATTATCTACGCCCCATTTTTCTTTGTAATAAAATTCTCTACGTTCTGGGCTTGTCCAACCTATCGTTATAAACAAATCGGTAGTATCACGCCCCGAAGTATAACCTTCATTAACCAACCATTCAATCAATACTCTGATAATTGCATCATTGCTACGGCTAGGTCTACTTAAGTCAACTATTTCAGTTGCACCTATCTTATCTGCAAATATATTCAAATAACGATGTTTTAATCTATATGCTAAGTTAACGGGCTTATCATGTCGTTCAAATCCTCCATTTGGTAAATTCATTATTGGAGTAGGTTCCTCAATTGGATCAACTAATTCTGACGCCCAACACCAACTATCACCACATCCTACTACTCGCATCGTATTCCTTTTATTTTATTAATGTAATCACTACATATACCATGACAAGCAACATTGCGTGTAATCTCTAATGTAGAATCTACGCTTTCTGGTACAACCATAACGCTGTTAATAGTTAATTCTTTGCCGGGGTATGTCCAAATATAATTATTGCTGGTTAGTGTGAAATCATCTTCTTGATGCCAAAAGTAAATTAAATTTGTTTTACTCAGTTCATATAATGCTGCAAGATTTTTGGCATGTATCCAAAGCCCTGATTGTTCTAAAAACTCAAATGGTACTTCAAAATCTGGATTATCATGACCTAACAACCATTTACCATCAATGTATCTAACATCAATTTCACAATCGTACCCGGCTTGCAAACTTAATAGTATCTGCTCGGGAAGATTTTCTAAGTTACTATCAGGACCATTTATTAATCCTCTATGTGCAATGTATTTCATAGTGTTTTTAATTTTTCCCAAGTTTCTTTATAACCGTTCTTGATATCAAACACTTTTATTGCATCAAAGTCACTTTTTGATATTTCTTTTATTGGATAATCTATTCCATTTGGAAAACATTTATCTCCAAAAAATATCATTTTTTCATAATAATTTTTTAACATACCGATGCATAATCCCTTATTTGCCCCTCGCAAACATATATCAATGCTAGCATTTCCACCTATAAAGGCTTCAAGTCTTGGAAATAATTTAGGTATTTGTTCTACTAACAACATACGTTCTTTATTTATAGAGTCCCAATTAAAATATTCTTTTTTCTGTTCCATTGTGGCATTTTTTCCTAGAACGGAATAGTTAATACTTCCAGCACGTTGTTCTATATGATTGCCTGTTTTAATGGGGTATGGACTTTCTAATGCATAGTTTTCTAACCACCAATATTCTGGTTCGTGTAAATTAAATTGATTGATTTTATATTCTCTATCTTCAATTACAATTTGATTGCCCATACAGTGAAATCCTATCTTTGCCCGTTGAACAATATCTATTCCCACTTGATCAAGGGTAGATTGTCTTTCCCCACCGGTAACTAAATAGTAGTCTTTGTCTTTAGACCAATCTAAAAAAAATTGTTGAAACTCAGAATCAATCACGCACCCGGTATCACACAGTACCCCGTCAACATCAAACAAATACGCTATTTTCATACCTTGTATTTATCCTTAGTGTTGCTTGGAATTTTAACACATACTATAGTGCAATCTTCATAAAAGACAGGATCAGCAACTTCGTAAGGTTCTATAATGAATGTATCTCCTGCAACTAATTCAGTATTGCAAACATTCATGCTACCTTTAACTAGCACATTAAATTCTGTTCCTAGTTTATGATAATGAGCATCCCACTTTTCACCCTTAAGGTGAGTAAGCACACCTACTTCAAAGTCAGATGTTTTGTGTAAGCTAGGGTCAAAGTCTCCTATGAACCATCCACGATGCATTTCAGATAATTTTCCATGTATCATATCTATATTTTTCTAAATCGTATGGGGTACCTATAGGATGAAATTCACTCTCAGATACTTTATATGTTCCTATCTTTAACTCATCAACCAAGTAGTTATAGGTTGCCGAAACATAGAATTCATTGTTAGTAGTAGTGTTTGATTCTATTAGTTTAGTAGCACTATCAACAAAATAATTACCGTGCTTCCAATAGTGTATACCGGTTAATGCAGTATTACTGATTACATTTTTTTCAGCAAACTCTTTAGCAAAACCATTTTCTAGTCTTACGTAGCTGTGCTTTATATCACGACTTTCAAATACTACCACTGCACCATCATAATTACGCATATAAGACAATGCAGAATAACTATCCCAATTCATTATTTGATCACAATTAGCAATAACTAACTCATCATCATTGTTAATAAATTCTTTAAGTAACAATGCAGAACATGCTGCTCCCTTTGTAGTTTCCTTTATTGTAATGATGTTAGGATTATTGCAAACAGACACTATTGCTTTAATTGTCTCGGATAAGTATTCATTATCTTTAACTACAAAATGGTACCGGCCCATAATTCCTAGGCTTTCAATTGCTCTAGTAATCATGGGCACCTTATTGACAGGTATCAATGGTTTAGGAAGTTTGTATACTTCCTTAAACCTGCTTCCTTCTCCTGCTAATGGAATTACTACATTAATCATCGTACCTGTTTAAGATATTCACGACCGACTAGTCCTTTTTCAATTTCCATCAATGCAGTAACTGTGGGACCTGCCTTAGTAGGTTTGTCTAGTTTAGATTTATGACCACGCTTAAGTTCACGCACCCTTGCCGATGCGATTAGAACCATTTCAAAACGATTACCGATCATCTCTACAGCCTCTTGGCTAGTGTATCTTGCTCTGCTCTCAGTCATACTATCTCCTGTGGTTGAAAATCTTTGGAGCGGGTAATCGGGTTCGAACCGATGACCTTTTGCTTGGCAAGCAAATGTACTACCAACTGTACTATACCCGCATACTAACCTGGTACCTCGTTGGAGAATTGAACTCCCGTATCCACCGTGTAAGGATGGCGTTCTACCATTAAACTACCGAGGCAAAAATTCTTATCCTGTTCGTTGAATCAAATGATAACCGAATTGTGTTTGTACAGGGCCACTAACTTGACCAACATCAATACCAAACGCAACATCTTCAAAAGGCTTTACCATTTGTCCACGACCAAACATTCCTAAATCTCCACCATTCTGTCCACTTGGACACTTGCTGTGAATCTTTGCCAATGCGCTAAAATCTTCGCCCATTGCAATCTTTTCTTTCAATGTTACCGCTTCGTTCAAGGATTGAACTAAAATATGTTTTGCTCTTACTTGCATTCTTTATCTCCTTCTATCTGTCTATTATACAACGTTTTTGTTATATAGTCAAATGCTTCTTGCTCATTACGGGCATCCTCAATCTCTCTTGGGTCAGGCTTGCGAAATATCTTATCAAAGCTATTTGCAAATTCTTCCTGACTAACACTATATGGTCTTGGTCTACTACCTTTACTCATTTATTTTCTTCCTATTATCATAAATCTATTATACCCATAGTTTGGATATTCAAATGGTTTTGTTCCTACGTATAGATATTCACTAACAGTGAATCTATTGAGAAATACTGCTAAATCACTATTAGGTTGATTTTGCTGCCAAGTGTCTACTGATTCTATAACATCCTTGTGTTTTATATCGCTTGATTGAATACATACTAATGTACCTATGGGCAATTTGTTAAACCACTCAGTGGAGTTAAAATGCTCTACACTACAGTTAATAACTATATCCGTTTCACTATTCAGTTGCAATTCATATTCATTAGAATCTGCACAGGTATTTATAATGTGACTGTTAGTATATAATTGATTAATCCATGTATCACAAATTTTATCTGCAATTTCAATAACTTCACTGTTAATATCTATATTATGAATTCTCTTAAAAAAATTAGGTTTACGTACTGAGAACATGAATCCTAACACATTGTGCCAACCGCCCAAAATGTAAAGGTTATCATTTAGTTTACAATATTTTTCCAATTCTTCGCACAGCCAAATCTTACTAGTAATTTGTCCGTGTGAGAAAGAAAGAAAATCCATACGTTTATTTATTACGCAAAATATAGAGGTTAATAAATACTCAATGATACACTCTGGTCACATTGATTTTGACAACGAATCATTAAAACAACGTTGCATTCGTGCATGGGACGCATTACCATACGACGGTGATCGTAAATCTAAAGGTGTCATAGAGAAACTTTCTACTAAGTATGATCCATTCTATAATCCACATACATGGGAAGAATTCAAGCCTGTATTAGATGTAATCAGGAGATTTACTGATAGTGAAATCAAGTATAGCTTTATGCATCTTATTAATAGGGGTGCATTACAAAATACGCATATGCATCCAGATGCTAAACATTCAGTGTTTGTCTACTACCCCAATCAATTAGAAGAACATCCCCCAATTGAATTTTGCATAGATGGTGTATGGGTACCTTATAAAAGATACACGGGGGATTGGTTGTATTTCCCAAGAACGATGTTACATCGTGTTGACGGCAGAAATATGACTTGGGATGAAAGTCGTATTGTTATCAGCGTCACTATATAATTAGTGGGGGTCATTCTTGAGGTTTCCCCTTGAAGTAGATTACTACTCACCTGTTACATTGCAGTTTGATACTGTTACTTGCCCTAAGGGTTAGCTAGCTACCTTAGCGACTCATACTGGATAATGTAACTTATCCGCTGTTCTTGGTCTCCATACGAGGATTTGAACCTCGGCTTCTTGGTCCCAAACCAAGTGCGCTACCAGGCTACGCAATACGGAGTTTATTCTTTACTCTTTCTCAACTTCATCCCAACAAGTGTACCAAAGAAGGCACCAAACGCTGCTGGAATTAATAACATATGATTAGTAGTATACTCTATAACTGCTGAACAAGCAACTAAAAATACTAAAACTGACCAGCAACTTGCCCTAATTACTTTATCTTCATTTACCGCTTTTAAGTAATATGTATAAAAGATATCAGTAAAAAAGATAGCAAAGAAGGTATAGATATAATCAATCATATGTGTTATTGGATGCGGAGGATGGATTTGAACCAACGATCTCTAGCTTATGAGACTAGTGGGGACGACCAGAC